GAAATAAAATCATAACTCATAGTAACAACCCTTTTAAACAAAATAGAATAATAAGATAGTCTTAATAATATTTATATATTATACCACATAATATCCAATTTGTCAATAGGTAGAAGGGTAAATGGATATATATATTTTATTGTATGACTTATATCAATAATAAAATAGGTGTTAACCTATAGAGTGGGGTTGTATTTTATTATTTTATTCTATTATTTTGTTCTTTGTTATATTATTTTGTTATATTATTTTGTTCTTTGTTCTTGTCTTAATACTCTGTGTGAAAGCTTACCCCCCAATCATCTATAGACGATTGACCCTAAAATACACCCCTAGGATACACGAAAAGATACACGGAGGGATACACCAAAGGTGACACTGAAGGATACATGTGTGGAGGCTACCCACTAGGTTGTCTATAGACGATAACACACCCTACTTAGTGAAACACACAAAGAAAAAACACACAAAGAAAAAACACACAAAGAAAAACCGGTCTATGTTTCCCTTAACCAGTCCCTTTAGTTGGGGATTGATTTTATCTATTATTTTGTTCTTTGTTATATTATTTTGTTCTTTGTTCTTATCTTATTCTATGTGTGGAGGCTTACCCCCTAGGTTGTCTATAGACAATTGGGGTTAAAATCTATGTGTTGGATACACTGAAGGATACACTGAAGGATTGTGTGTTGTGCTAACTATTCTTCACAGTGGCTTCACAGAACTTCTTCTATAGGTGATAATAGGATTCCACAAATAACTTCTTCTATAGGTGATAATAGGATTCCACAAATAACTTCTTCTATAGGTGATAATAGGATTCCACAAATAACTTCTTCTCTTAGGTGCGAAACTATCCTACACTAGGTTGACGTTCCCGAAAACTCGGGTGAGTGCAATAGACAAAAGAAAAAGAGGGAAGGTTGTTAAACCCTCCCCCCTTTGGTGCTACCCACTGGTGTCACATGCTTGGTGTCACCCTTGTTGTTACTTAGCCTGCTGCATTAAGAATGAATGTAAAGGTATCAGACCATTCAGAATCCCAAGGGTCAACACTTGTATACTTCACTCTTGCATAATAGGTGTTCCCCTTAATAAAGATATAGTTCTCAGGGATGAAACCTGCTGTCACGTCCCAAGCAATACCGGTGCCACCTGCGTCATACCCATAGCCTTCAGATTGTGTTTGATCAACAATCAAATTAGTGAATGCTGAATCTGTTGCTACTTGGAACGTGACAGAAGCAAAATCACCTGCTGAAACTGCTTCATAAGCTGTTGTGAAGATTGTCACATTAGCTAGTTTGGTTGTTGAATAAGGTATCTTACCATCAACAGTACCATAAGGGTCATAAGGTATGATTTCACCAGCAGTGTTAACCTGATTAGTGATAGTAGGTGTTGTGATATGTGTGATAGGAATAGCATTGAATGCATCAAGGTTAAACAAGCTATAATCAGACCAATCACTGAAACCAGCATTGGTTGAATTGTAACGTGTTCTAATATAGTAGCTGGTGTTTCGTGCTAGAACAGAATCTGTAACCCAGTAAGTTCCACCTACGATGCCTGTTGTGACAATAGAAGTGAAGGCCTCATCTGTTGCAATCTGCCACTCACTGCCTGTAAAGATAGCATCCCCTAATGTGTTGGGTTTAGACCCTTGACAAGATATAGACCATCCTCCTACACCCTCTACAGAGGTGTAGAAGCTAGTGTTGTTTGCTGGTAGGGATACAGTAGGCTTAGCAATAAAATCTGTGTCATCAGGAATGGATGCCCATGCTGCTTCAATTTCCCATAAGATTGTATTTACACCATCTGGGGTTAGCTTGTTAACTGCCTGTGCTACAAGTACCTCGCCATTCACAATAATCTTCGACAGTGGCGCAAGCAGTGCAGGAAGTGTTACGGCCTTTAACAGAATCTTAAAGTTGTTGTTAAGGACTAATGTGCCATTCTGGAAAGCTAAGTCATTTCTAGTGAATAAGCATGTAGCAGGAACAGGTAAAGGGAATGTGTCACTGACAATCACAGTGCAATCATGTCCATACTTATCAACCATTCTATTAGCTGCTGCATTAGCTTTCAGCATGGACTTACTATTTAGTGTTACCATATCAATTTAATCCTTATAGAAAGCCTTACAACGTATGTAGAAAGGCTTTGTTTGTGTTAGCCTATGCACCTATAGCTGTGTGCATAAGACCCCCTTAAAACGTCTTGTAGAAGTATTCAAATACAAAGAAAGATAATACTATTGTTGGTTGTATGTAAACACCCTGTGTGAATACTCCTTGTTGGTACCACCCTTGGTGCCACCTTTGGTGTATATTGTTATTCATATTAAATAACCTGTCTACTTGTTGTGTAGGATAATTATTGTATGAATATGGATAGGTACTATGGCCGGTTAACCCCACTAGGTTATTGTGTATGTTGGATAGTATGGGTGTCAAGTGTGTTATAGCCAACAAGTGTTAAATATCAACAATAACCTTGTCATATCTTAATCAGGGCATATGTATATATATTCGTGTCACTCGTGACTTGACGGCCTAGTTCCTAAATATCTATAAGACTGACTTTTCAGCCCAGATACCCCCTGTATCATTGCTGTCCTCTATCCGTGTATTAGCTTTTGCTAATATAAAGTTTCCTATTACCGTAATAATAGGAAATTTGCAGCAGCACCTGACGACACTGGAAGTAGTGAACAGTTTTGGGGGTATTATTGGGGGTACGATGCAATCGACTGAACCACAAAACCCTTTAAAATCAGCAGCTTTCGCCATTTGTTCGATTGCTTGATTGGCAATCCATACTGAACGGCTTGCTGAAAATGGCTTGGTAACACGTCGTGCGGTAGGGTAGGGTGCAATAATAGGAATTATCAGGCTTTATAAATATTTAGGGATGAGGGGGCTGTCCGTGGGGGTTAACACGCATAGCCATATTAAGAAGGGGGGTAGGTTACTTCGCCTAGCCATATTAAGAAGGGGGGTAGGTTACTTCGCCTAGCCATATTAAGAAGGGGGGTAGGTTATTTCCCCTATCTTGTTCGTAGCTTTATCAACTGACTGTGCTAAGTCTGACTGTGCTAAGTCTTCTACTATCTGCTGCTTGTGTTACAATAGTGCCTTTACGTCCGTTTAAACGCCCCACATTGAACGCTGCTGTATACAACGTATATTGGTATGCATTGTGCTGGTTTAACGCAGGGCAGTGCCTTCACGTTCGTTTAAACACTATCTTCATTGCTATGGCAGAGGATGCTTAATCCTAGGATTAAAAACCCTCTAGACCATTTGCGTGGTGCTACGAAAAAGGTCTATAAATGGTCTATACTATTGCTGGTTTATCTTTCCACTTTCTATAAATGCAATAGCATGTGTAAATAATTTGCGTAATACCAACCAAGATTGCAACAACATAAGTCCATTCCTGTAGAGGTAATCCCACTACTGACGCTACCGCAACACTCCCTGTTGGTAACATCTTTGCAACCATCCCATTTGCTACTTCTTTATTCATCCCTTGTTTCCTCTTTAGATAAGAGTGCTGCCCTTCATTTGTTGCGCCCTTGTTTTGTTATATGTAACTGTTGGAACAAACATAGCGTTTATCAAGTGGTTGTAACAATCTGCTGTGCTGTCAACAATATCGTCCTTTTTAGACCTACTGTTTGTTCCGTCATATCCCTGCCACTCATCAATAAATGTTTTATTCCAATCACCTTTTACTAGACAAACAGTCCCATTCTGTGCAGCAATTAAGAAGCCCTCCGCACGTTCAAACTTACTCTTTCTTGTCTTACTTACAAGTGTCCTAAACCCTAATTTTGCAAGCCTAGCTATTTTGTTTGCTAATGCTTCAATAGCTCCTGCACCTGGGTCTTTAGGTAATCCAACATAAACCCCTTTACCGTCTTTTTGTGCTGTGTCTTCAATTAGCTTCTGAATAACAGCAGGGCGGTTTCTTTCACTCACCATATCTAGCACATAGAACATTCCTGTTTCTTTGTCGTATGCAGCTTTTACACCTCTTGTCCAGTCTGGGTTCTTGTTTACTTCCTTATCTGGGAGGGTTGCAGCAATGTCATAGCAACGGACAGTTTTTAACCCTAGTGGAACTTGTGACGGTTCAATAACCTTCACCCAAGACTCTTTGAACCATCCAGACGCTTCAGGCTTGGCATACCAACAACCATGCCTAAGCATCCGCTTTTCCAAGTCTGGTAGGTTATCCAGTTTGCGGATATAGTCAGGCATATAACGACGAATATAGGGGTTATCATCCACACCGGCTGAATAGAAAACAAAGCTATAAGCATCATTAGCTGTATCTTCACCAAACTCTTCTTCTAATTCTTCCCAAGTCTTTCTAAATTCCCATTCACCATTCACACGCGCCATGAATACAGGTATAGAATCCATATCTGGCTTACAGAAGCCTTCTTCATCTAGATAGCCAGCCTTTTCAAGCCATATACGAATAAAAGAATCATATAGGGGATTGGTTGCTAGAATCAGTTGGTGTGGCATTTTTGCTTTACTGCGTAGTCGAGAAAGCAGATAGATAACGTCTTCTTCTTTACACTGTGTTGCTTCGTCACAGTAATAAGCTGTGTTTTGTTGGCCTTGATAATCGTTCTGGTTATCCCACAAGTGTAATGCTTTAATCTCTTGTCCTTCTGGGAAAGACCACGCTAGTTCTAGTTTGTTTGTGCTGGCATTAGCTGCTGATTCAAACACTTTAGTAGCTGTTGGAAAGATTGCACCACTGCCTTTTAATTGCACTTTAGATTGCCTAGTGATACAGGCCGCATAGTTAGGGTCAGACACGACACCTATCAGCATTCGAAGGATAGAGACTTGTGTTTTACCGCTGCCTACTTGCCCACCATAAACGATAATATCGTTCTGATAGTCATTACAGAACATTTCTTGTTTCTTAGATAGGGGTGCGTGAAACTGTAGTTGTTCTACTGTGTCATGTTCAATACCTAGATAATCACAAAGTTCTACAGCGTTTGTTTCATAGTATTTAACTTGTTTACGCGGTTTTCTCTTTGTTAGATTAGCTGCCATAAGCAAGCCTCATTTGATTAGTATTAAAGAAAAAGGGGGGGCAGGCTATTAAGCCCACTCCCCCCCACTTTTATTAGATATAACCTTGTTACAGGCTATGCCTGCTTAGACGATGGTGATAAGCACCGAAGCTGCACATTGAGTTGTAAGAACCAGTGTGTTTTGTTCCGATTCAACATCAACAAAGCGGTCTTTCGGGTCACGGTAGCTGGAAGCAAAACGCTTAGCACCAGAAGCACCAATACCAGACAACTTAGACACCGGGCCATACCATTCGTTACCCAAGGTAGCGCGTGGGAACAAAACAGCCTTTGCAGGGTCAAGAATGGTAATCAAACCACTGCCGTCGGTGAACTCGTCGGTGTAAAGAACGAAGTCGATGTTACCGTAACGGAACACTGTATAACCTGACATCGCTTCCCATAGTTCATTACGCAGCGGGTTGCCGTTGGCTTGGCTATTGGTGTAGGCAGCTTTGACTTCGGCAGTGTTGATTAGTTGGTTAAAGAACGAAGCTCCACACAGACAGATATAACCACGTACCTGACTACCGTTCTTTAGACCTCTCTTAGCCTTCTGTGTAGCAGACAAGAAACCAGACAGCACACCAGAACCCATGTTGATAGCTTCGGTTTGGCGGGTTACACCAAATTCGTTATAGACATTGATAGTGCCGAAGTGAGAAGTAACCACCTCACCATTCAACAGCATTGCCGCACGGAGGTACTCATTATGAATGTCATGACGCAATGATTGGCGTTCCAATTCGTCAGCAACAGCGGTTTCAATGGTTCGTTCAGTATCAATACCAAAACCACGAATACCAGAAAGTTCGGTGTATGTCAGACTGTTTTCAACAGGATAATGAGGGATAGGCAGGCTGTGCAGTTGATAAGATTCACTAGACATGGTGTTCTTACCTGCGGTGTTACGTTGCTTGTCAGAAAGGATGTTGAACGTATCTTCTTTGTAGTCAAATTGAATTACGTTTGTTGCAACAGGGGAAGCTTTAAACAGGCCAAGGCTACTGATCAGTTGTGGGATAGGCTTAACCAGACTGATTGCTTCGGTGCGGTCAACTACTTGGGTATTGTTAAGAATACTCATTTATTTAATTCCTTATTTAATTTAAATTGTTTTCTTTAGGAGGGGATTACTTAGTAAGTTACTTTAGTAGCTACTTTAGTAACTACTTAACGTAAACCATGCCTTTAGCTTCAAGTGCCGCTTTAATGGTTGCAGACGTAACAGTCAATTGTGTAGGGTCAATCAAGGACGGATTACCGCGAACCATTACACGCACCTTCTGTGTTCCTGCTGGCTTATCATCAGCAAGAATACCAAACACAACAGTATCAGCAGCAACAGCAGCAGTAGCGGCATCTTTCAGGGGAGTACCAGAAGCCAGTGCAGCAGCAACAGTGCAAGTAATGGATTCAAAGCAGATATGGTAATCACCATTCACATCAACAATGAATTGTTCAGGGGCTTTAACAGTAGTAATAGTTGCCATTTTATTTATTCCTTTTCAGTTTAAGATTATTTGTAACGGGATTTTAGAATATCAGTTGCTGTAGTTGGTTTTACTTCTTTTACTTCCTGTTTCTGCAATGGGTCAGTCTGTTGGTGCTGACTACTCCCACTGATTGCCTCAATCTGCTTTTCTTTTGTTTCAAGGAGGTCAATTACTTTATCAAAGCCTTCTGCGCGAAGCAGGCTTACAAATACAGGTGCGAGTTCTTTAGCTAATTCTGGATCATAGACAAACCTCTCTAGTTGCACTTCCCATTGGCTAACTAGAACAGGGTCTAATGCAGCTTTCGGTTCAGCTACCGGAATATCTTCCAGTTCATCTTTCAGTTCAGCTACCGGTTCAGCTACCGCTGCAGCTACCGTTTCATCTTTCGGGGACTCATCCGCTGGTTTAAGTGATTTAGATTTCATCATAGTAACAAAAGAACCCATCAGTTTATCAAGCATAATATCTCCTAGAAGTCTAATAGTGTTTGTAATTGAACCCATATATGTAATCCACATATTAGATAATTATCTTCTGCATAATTTATTATTGTTGAAATAGTGTGATAAAATCATTCCAACTTGTGCGGTCAGACTTGACCAGAAGTGGAAAGCCTGTTGCACTGACTTGTTGTTTGGCTTTCAAACTATTTAGCCTTGCTTCAA